TAAATCAAATTCAATAGTACCTAATCCGTTCCATTCACCAAATTCTTTAAATCTAGGATGGGTCTCATCTAATATAATACTAATAACACGTCCTGTTACTATAAGACTATTAAGTCCTAAATTAGTAAAAGTTCCAAAACTATTTTGTTTAGAATTATTAGCTACCTTATTAATAGCTATAAGACCCCTACTACTAGCCATTATCCCTCAGATTTAAACTTACTTATTTCATCAAGCAGTTGTTGTTTTTCCTCGTCTGAAATGCCTAATGCGCTTTCTCCACCTTCACTGTTCATAGCACGTTGTGCTAGAGCCGCCATTTTAATTAGAAGATCATCGTTTTTAACTCCTATTTCCATATATTCTTTAATTAATGGAACAATAAGAGTAGCATCACCAATTTCTTCAATCATAGGTTGAAGTTCCTTGATAAGAGCATTTACCTGCTTATCCTTTTTTTGTTGGTTGTTGTAAATCTCTTCTAAAAGATCTGAGAATTTTTTCTTACCAAATACTATTTTATCAAACTGGCTCATAGTTATAAATACTAGGTTATTTAAAATCTACATAACCGTGCTCTAAATAATATATATAGTTGCGTTTAAATATATCGTATAGTTGATTTGCTATTTTAGTAATTTTAGGTGTTTTAGCATCAACCTGTTCGCGTATATAAATGTATAGAGCTTTCTTGTTAAATACGTCTATGTCTTCTCTTTTACGGAATAGCTCTAAAATTGCATCAGCTATTTGAGCGTCTTCATCTTTAGCAAACAATTCAAAGATATTTTCAGTACAATATTCTGTGTACAAGTCTATAAATATAGAAAGTTTATCTTGATATGGATCACTTGCTGTAGTTTCATCTATAACGTACGAATGACGTTCATCTTCTTCTACACCTTCTACTGGTGCCTTATCGATTCTACGCTTATAGTTTCGCGTATTAGATATAATTAAATATCGTTTAGCAATAGTACCAAAGTAAGAGTATGCTTTGGATCCTTTACTTTGATCATATAGATGCATTTTAGAGAGAAGGAAGGTAATTACTTCATGCTGCAAATCCTCAATATTTTCTACCTCAGTATAGTAGAACTTAAAGGTATGGATAATATTTTCTGTAAGTTTAAAAAATGGATAGTGAATATATCTATGATATATCTTTTCTTTTTCTAAAGGATTAGTTGATTTGTTATACCTTACTATAGCATCTTCAGTTTCTTGGGTAAAGTATTGTACCCCCTTAGCCTTTTTAGGCTTAATCTCTATATTATCACTCATCGTTGTAGTTTGTAGGTAGCTAGTAGCTCAACTAATAGTTTTAATCGTTGAAAGAAAAAACCTACCTCATCATCTGATTCAAAGGTACCTTTAGTGTCTATTTCTTTGGTTCTTTTATCTATAAATTTAATTTGCTCATCTATTTCTTTCATATAACCCTCGTAATATGAAATCATATCTTCAGCTCTTTCATTTTTCTTAAGAAGGTTAAAGGTCGTGTATCCTAGGACCACGACCAATAGCAATAAAATTAATATGATATAGATCATAAATTATCTAATAGATTTTTTAATCCTTCACTTCTAACCGAACTAAGTGCCTTTTGTTTAGCAGCCGCGGGAGTTGGTTTCTTAGTTTCTATTTTAAAGTTGTTTTTAGCAGGAACTTCCCCTTTCAACTTAGGTAACCATTCACGCTCAAATTCAATACGAGCCGCCATCATATCACCAAAATGGAGTACAAATGGAAGGCAAGTACGAGGTTTTTGCTCAGGCATATAAGTCATCAAGTATTTCTTATTTGCCTCATCATACAAACCATCGTGTGTTTGAATAGCAAGCATCTCATTAAATGTGTACTGGATGTCATGAGATTGAAGCATAAACAAACCACGGTCTGGAACCGAAGCAAATGGAAGTTTAGTATTGAACATATAGTCCTCTCCTAATTTGTCTTTACGCCATTGATCAGTTTGTGGAATATATGATTCGTGTTCTTTGTCTCCCATCTTACCTAGATCGTGATTTAGGGCTGCAAATACTAGTTCTTCAATAGTGTAACCAGACATATCAGCTCCTTCATCAGACCATAATTGGTGTTGTTTTAGAGCACAACGTACAACACGAATTACGTGTTCTACATAACCCCCAGGAAAAGCATTATGGTATTCTTTTTTATGAGCAGCAGGCATAAGCATAATACGCTCAGCATATTGATTATAAAATTCCAATAGTTTTTCTTTACGGGGTGAAGAGATATGCTCTTCAATAATACCCAAAAATACGTTCCAATTATTTTGGATTTGTTCTGCAGTAAGATTCATAACTTTTATTTAAATTAGTTTTGACGTTGTACCATCATTTTAAGATCCTCAACTACTTCTTCTGCTTCAGCAATTAGTTGGTGGTATTGATCTGTAGTGGTTGTTGGGCGAGTAATCATAACTTTCATGGTTGTCAATTTACCATTAAGTTTTTCTAGTTTTTGTACTGCCAATTCTGGGTTTCGCATAATCGAATTTGTTTTAGTTATATAATAATATAATGATAGAGTGATATAGAATCACGCTTTATCCAATATTTTTTTCGCTGTATCTTGGATTTTTTTAATATGAGCACATTTTTCGTACTCTTCTACACCTTCAAAATAACGAAGGGCCATTTCTGAAGCATAAAGCAGGTTTTCATCTGTAAATGAGAATAACGCATCTACATCTACTCTACGCTTTAAGTCTAGTTTAGAGATATAAAACCATGCTCTTGAATAGGTAACCATTTCAGCCATATCATCCATACCAGCCATTTCTTTAACTACCTCTTCTGGGAGACTTTTGTAAATTTGTTTGTATAGAGATTGATGATTTAGAATGATTTTCTTAAACATCCCGATCCAAAACATAGGAGTTTCTTGGATAATGATGGAATCACTAGCTGCTTCTGCTTGATTTTCGAGAGAAGAGCCATCAAATAAATTAAATATTTTATTGATATCCATCTGCATATACATATATGCTATAAGGGGAAAACATAAAGGATAAAATTAGAGCGAAAGACCGGGTTCGAACCGGCGACCCTGACCTTGGCAAGGTCATGCTCTACCAACTGAGCTACTTTCGCAAATGGTAGAGCTTTATATCCAAAAAGGAATCACCTACTCTACCTGGTAGGAGACTTTACGCGATTAATCGACAACCTACAGGACCATTCGTGAGATTAGCTTCCTCCAATGGTTGTTACCGTCCTAGTGCTAAATCAGGTAACCGCTGAGCCTCCAGTCGGATTCGAACCAACGACCTACTGATTACAAATCAGTGGCTCTACCAGCTGAGCTATGGAGGCGAATGAGAGGTTTTTTCTAAGACGCTATCGGTTCACGTACTCTCCCTTTGAAGTCTTTTCTCCGAAGTCAACCTAGTCATCACCGGGATCGGTACCGACTACTAGGATTTTTTAAATGCTCCCCTGGAGAAGCGGGCGGTCTCGATTTGTTACGTTTTCGAGTAAACGTATAGGGTTGAGGGGAGCAAATGGCCCGGGCTTCCACCGGCGTAGCTTTAGACTCCATTGAGTGCAGCCCCCCTCGGGGTTGGCTAGACTCAGTATTATTCGGCTGAAGCTTCTTCGCCTTCTACCTCGTAAGCTTCTGCTTCAAGGCTGTCAAGATTTTCTACTACAGTAGTGTCAACAGTAGTTTCAACAGCTGCTTCTTCAGAAGTTGAGGTGCAAGATACAGCTACAGCTGCCATTGCAAGTGCAAAAATTGCGTTTTTCATAGTTTGAAAATTAATTAATTAAAATTAGCGGAGGCTCAGGGATTCGAACCCCGGTTAGGCTCACACCTAAAACGGTTTTCAAGACCGCCGCATTCGACCGCTCTGCCAAACCTCCGTTTATATAAATATAAAAACAAAAATGGTAATTGCCAAATTTGGTTGGCGGGGAGAGACTCGAACTCTCATGTGACCAATTACTCTTTCTACAAGGTATAAGCTTGAGGAGATACACGCCAGTATTTAGTTGGAAGGGACGGATTCG